GCGGTTGTATGCCTCGACGGAGCCCAGCTGCGTTTCTAGGTCTTTCACGGTGTTGAAAAGGCGCCACTCGCACGGGCGGACGATGCGCTTCGGCGCCGGCCGGCTGGTTTCCTGCACGACCGGAAGCTGTCGGATATCGCTCATGCCGCGAGCCTTTCGACGATGTCGACCGCGCGGTACACGGCGTGGCCGAGCGTCAGCGCGATCGTGTATTCGAGCGACGCGCCGCGCGACGTCTGCCAGCCTTCCAGCATCGCGACCGCATCGCAATCGACCAGGTGCTTGATGTCCTTGCGCATGCATGAAAGCCAGTCGCAACCCGGTTCAGCGTTGAGCTCGGCTGGATTCACGACCTCATAACCGAGCGAGCGCAGGCGCGCCGCCTCGGCGTGGAAGGCTGGGAAATTCAGATGGGGATGCCCTGTCATCGGGCCGGCGATGTAGACGCGCATGGTCGGTTCCTCAATGTCCGCAGGGCATCGATCTGCCCGACACCCGCACGCCGCACGACAGGCAGCGCATGCCGACCATCAGCGCGCGGCGGATGTATCGGTCCGCGAACTCGTCGATCGTCACGTACAGGTCCGCTTCGGGCACGTGCTGCGCGACGAGCTGCTCATCGACCGTCATGCGCAAACGCGCGCCGTGCGGCGATTCGTGAACGCGAACGTGCACGCCAGCGTCATCGCCAGCCAGCTCGATCGCGCGTGCCGTGATTGCCTCTCCGGTCAGCCTGTTCATGCCGCAACCTCGACGCCGAGCAGCACCCGGTAGACCTTGCCCTTGCCGGGAACCTTCATCGTCTCGATGTGGCCGGCCGCTTCGAGATCCTTGATCGCGCCGCGCACCGCGCTTTCGCTCATGCCGCAGCGGAACGCGAGCGCCTGGACGGTCGGGTAACACTCGCGGTTCGTGAGGTGCGCCAGGCGTGCGATCGCGAGCAGCACGACCTTCTTCAATGCGGGCAGCTCGATTTCCCACGCGAGGTTTTCGTGGTGTAGGCTCATCGGGGATTCCTCAGGCAGAAAAGGATCGACACGGCGATGCACGCCGCCATGCCGAACGTCAGGATGTCGGCGTCCATCACGATGCGCGCCGCGGTTGGAAGTAGCGCGCCGCCGGGCCGCACGCATGGAACTCGATCACGCGCTCGACGCGCACTAGTGGGTGACGGTGCACAAAATCGCCGAGCGGCTGACGAGGATTCAGCGGTTCGGGTCGCATCGCTCGCGTGCACCGCGCGTTTTCCCACTTCGCAGGCAGCAGGCCGAACAGCGCCGCGAGCCCAGTGTCCGGCTTCGCGTGCTGGCAGTCGCGGCACTTCGGCGCGCCCTTCCCCGATGCGGTCATGTCGTTCATCCCGTTCTTAGGTAGCGCCCTATGGGGCGGATGTCGGTGTTCTTCCCCGTGGCTTTCCGGGGCGTCATCGGCTCAGCACATTTCCCTGCCGCTCGGGGTTACGGGCCGAAGCCCGGCTCCAAAGCCCGCTTGCGCGGACCGCATGTGCAATACGGCAGCGATTACGCGGTGCGAAGCGCACGCGCCGCCGGCGTCTCGTCGGTCGGCTCGTTCGATCGGTAAATGCGGAACGTGAGCTGAAGCAGCTCCTGAATGTGCCGGTGCGCGTCGTGCGCGATGCGCTCGAGCTCGGCTTTCTCGTGGTCGTCGACAACGCCGTCGGCGATAGCCTGCGCATGCGTACGCGCGAGCACGCCGAGCTGGTCGAGGATCAACGTGAATTTCGTGAGCAGCTCCTGGTTGTCGCACTCGTCGTCGAGGCCCGGCAGCTGCACGAACATGCCGCCCGTGATGCGGGCGATCGCTTCGGCGAAATCCGTGCGGCCGGACAGCGTCTGCATGGCGAGCGCATGCTCGGTGTGAAGCACCTGCCCTTTCACCTCGTAGATGCGGTTTTGCAGGCTCGCGCCGGACATGCCGAGCGCAGCCGCCATCGCTTCGGCGCCGCCGGGGAACGCCCGACACATAGCTTGGTAGGCTTTCCTCAGACCCATAGTGATTGACCCTCGGTTCAGTGGTTACGCCGCGCGCGCCGCGAGCGGAGAATTCGAAACGTCATCAGCAACCGGAGACGGGGGAAGCGGGCGAATAGGTACCGACACGAGTTCGGGCCAGTGCTCTTGCCAGTCGTCCAGCCTGAACCATCGGCGATCGACGCCCGTTGCACACTCGATCCGACGCGCACGGCGTGTCGGTATCGGGCGCTTTCCGTTCGCCCACTGCTGATACGTCTGCGGTCGGACGCCGACGAGTCGCGCGAGGGGCGCTTGCCCCCCTGCGATCGCCGCTGCTCGCTGCAATGCGAGGCCGGTATCGGTGTTCATAGGGAGTCGGAAATCGTGGTGACAGACACTAGAATAAGGCATTACCTTACGTCAAGCAAGGCATTGCCGTATCTGGTTGTACACGTGCCTAATAAGGCAATGCTTACCGGTAAGGAATTGGGCGACGCGCTGCGGATCGCCATCGAGAAAAAGGCCATCACGAAGAAGGCTGTCGCCGATCATTTCGGCGTGAAGCCGCCGTCCGTCCAGGACTGGTTAAATTTCGGTCGGATCGGTAAAAAGCACCTGAACAAGCTCGTCGCGTTCTTCTCAGACGTCGTTCCACCGGAGCATTGGGGCCTGCCTCCGGTCGATATTGCCGTCAGCGACAGCGCTGGCCGGTTAACGGTCATCGAGGCGAAAACTGGATTCGGGGCATCTACCGATGACGGCAGCCTTTCAGCCAGTGCGAAACTTTCCGTAATCGAAACGTCAGAGCGCATTGCTTCGCAAATTGTCGCGCTGACGCGGGCGGGTCTTCTCGACGAGCGCGCACTCGCGCTGCTCGAAAGGGAAATGCGGCGATGTGTGGCCGCGACCAGCCCCTCTACGGATAACGACGCGACAGGCAAGCTGAGCGACCTGGACGCGTCCGAGAGGAACGCACATCATGGTCAGCGAGGGCAAGGACGGAAACGTTCGAAATAACGTCGTATCGATCGAGGCTTTTAAGCAACGTGCAGCGGCGCGCCGCGTGGCGCGCGTCTACATGACCGAAGACGCGGCCGGCGACGTCGAATTCCGAATGGAAGGCGTTACCGCGCTCAACGCCCTCCCCTTCGTGCGCCTGATGCTTCACCTTTCGGGCCGAATGCTGAAAATCTATTCCGGCTGATCCGCAGACCGCTGCCCCCTCACACGCACCCTACTCCCGACCGCACGCCGCGCCCCTTCCGCGCCGACAAAAAATAAGGCATTGCCTATTGACAATAAATAAGGCAATGCCTACGATGCCTCTCACTGACACCGGGAGAGGCCCATGTTCAAGAAAGCAGTCTCCGTCATCCGACGCGCCGCCAGCGCGCCCCGCCTGAAGAAGCCGCGCACCTCCGGCGACTTCGAAGCGATCACGCGCGCGCAACTCAAGCGCGATCGCCGCGCGGCGAAGCTCGCATACGACTGGTGCACGTACCGCTACACGTACTACTTCACCCGCGACGCAGCTGTCGCAGCCGAGGCGCTGGCCGTCTATCACGCGATCGAGGCAGTCGCATGAAGCCCCGCGCCGACTGGCACGCGTTCGTCGCTATCGCCGCATGCCTACTGCTTGCCGGCGCCATCGCGCCGCCGGTCGAACGCCTGATGGGGCTGTGGTCATGAAGGCCCTGCTCGTCTTCTGGGCGAAATCGTTCGCCGCCCTGCTCGCCGTCGTTATCGTGCTTTCCGCTGCGAAGCAGTGGGACGAAGCCGAGACCACGCAGGTGCGCGCCAGCATGCAGTCGAGGGCGTGACATGCTCCCGACCCTCTGGCAGATCGTCGAAGACCTCGCGAGCGGCAACATCACGCGCCGCCAGGCGTTCGCCATGCTGAAGGCGCACCTGCGCGCCGCCGCCCGGAGGCGCTGATCATGGCCGCCCGCATCCCCGTCAGCGACGCGATGGTCGCCCGCGAATTTCGGCTGCAGCGCGTGCCCGGCTCGGCCGTCGACGCGATCACGAACCCGCTGATCCGCCGCTGTCTCGCGCTCGGCGCCGAAGCGCGCGCCGCCCGCGAGGCGGCCGCCGAACCCTCCACCTACCGCGACGCGAAGTCCCGCGCCGCCAACGACAACGACTGAGGCACTCCATGACCGAATTCGGCAACTCCCTCATCTACGACATCGAGATCGCCAAGGCGATCTTGGGCCGCGGCGAAGAGCGCATCGAAGGCATCCAATACTGCGACGGCTGGCACGACCATGCCGGCATGGGGATCAGCGTCATCGGTGCGTACGACTACGCCGATGCGCGCTACCGCGTGTTCTGTGCGGACAACTTCGACGCGTTCCTCGACCTGTGCGCCGACCGCGCGCCGCTCGTCTCGTTCAACGGCATCGGCTTCGACGACAAGGTGATCAACGCCGAGCTCGGGCAGGACATCGGCCTGATGCCGAACTCGTTCCGCTACGACCTGCTCGCGGAGATCTGGCGCGCCGCCGGCCTCGATCCGACGTTCGGTGGCAACTCGCACGCCGGCTACGGCCTCGACGCGACGTGCGAGGCGAACTTCGGTATCCGCAAGTCCGGCAACGGCGCACGCGCACCGATAGCCTGGCAGCAGGGCCGTGTCGGCGAGGTCATCGACTACTGCCTCAACGACATCCGCCTCACGAAACGCCTGTTCGATCACGCCGTCGTGCTCGGCGAGCCGATCGTGCTCGCGAAGACCGGCGCGTCCGTGCGGCTGCGCACGCTCGACCAGGTCGAGCGCACCTACCTCGGCTGATTTCCCCGTGGCCTGCCGCGCGCGCCCTCGTCGCATGCGGCACTTCCGGGGCGGATGTCTCGCCCCGCTTTTTTCCACCGGCTTCAACGGTGGGTGCTCGGAGTGACGGGTGGGCGCCGTCACAACGCCAACAGGTCTGCAGCGCCGGCGACTTTCATGCTACCCGCTGCCATATGCAAGCCGAGCACCCACCCTTGCAGCTTTCCCGAACTGGTGAGGACCACATGACGGAAGACATCGAAACCTTCCTCGGCACCGTCGCCGAGGCGACAGCCAAGACGGTCGCGACCGGGATCGGACTGCCGCACCTGGACGTCGTGAAGGCGATCAACAAGATGCACGCTGGCGGTCTGGTCGAGCGCGAGAAGCGCGCCGGCGGCGGCAACGAATACGTGTACTGGCTCGCGCGCGGCGCCGCGCTGGTGCCCGCAGCCAACGATACGCCAGCGGCCGGCGCGGCGCCGTCGCTGGCCGACGCCATCGCCGCGCTTCCGGCCTCGGCCGTCGCTGCAGACAGCACGCCGCGCATCGTCGCAGATCTGCGTGCCGAGATCGAGCGCCTCACCGCCGAGCGTGACGCGGCGCAGCTGAAGGCCGACACCTGGCGCGCGAATGCCGCGACGCTCGAAGCACGCATCGACGAGCTGACCCTCGGCCCGGTCGGCGCACGCGCGCCGCTGTTCGTGACGGTCGGGCGCAACTGCAAGCCGCAGCGACACGAATCGCTCGAGAAGGCCCAGAAGCGCGGCCGCGCACTCGTGCGCAGCGAAAAAGAATCCGAGGTGCTCGTGCTCGAACCGGTAGGCCGGATCGTGCGCGGCACCGAGTGGATGCCCCGATAGGCCCCTGCACTTCAGCAGCCCCCACCAGGAGAAACCATGCAGATCCAACAGCCTCCCCTCGCCGCCGGCGAGATCTACCTGTGCGGCATTGCCGACGAGAACGGCGACATCGAGCACACCGTATTGCTGCCGGGCGACAGCGGGCGCGCGACGTGGCAAGCCCAGATGGACTGGGCGAAATCGATCGGCGGCGATCTGCCGACCCGTGTCGAGCTCGCGATCGCATTCGCGAAGAAGCGCGATCTGTTCGAACGCGCTGCGTACTGGTCGAACGAAGAAGATACCGACGACCCCGGCTGGGCCTGGTGTCAGGGCTTCAACGGCGGCCTCCAGCTCAACAACCCCCAGCACGACCAGCTGCGCGCCCGGGCCGTCCGCAGATTCAAAAATTAATCCATTCATCCATTCAAGGATCAGCCATGCAGCAACCGCAAATTCCGCAGCTCGCCGAGGGCGAGATCTACATCGGCATCGTCACGAATACGGCCGGCGAACAGCACCGCGTTGTGCTGCTTCCGGGCGACAACAGCGACGCCACCTGGCAGGCCCAGATGGAGTGGGCGAGGTCGATCGGCGGCGACCTGCCGACGCGCGTCGAAATGCTGTTCCTGCTGGAAAACCATCGCGACGAGTTCGAGCGCGACGCGTACTGGACGTGCCAGCCCGACACCGATCCGGGCTACTCCGGCTGGGCCTGGTGTCAGGACTTCTACGACGGCCGCCAGTACGGCACCCAACAGTACCACCAGCTGCGCGCCCGGGCCGTCCGCAGATTGCCGATTTAACCCTTCATCCATTTCAACCGGAGCATCGTATGACGACCACGCTCGCGGCCATCCAGGCCGCACAGTCGAAGCTCGCCGACGATCACGCCCGCATCAACGCGATGATCGACGAGTTCAAGAAGCTGCCGCGCGCGACCGAGTATCGCGTCGACGCGGTCACGATCCCGCTCGCCGCCGGCGAGCGCTGCGCCGGCCCGATCCTCGACGAGGATGGTGCGTTGATCCACTACCTGATCCTGCTCCCCTGCGAGGCAGAGGACGTGACGTGGGACCAGGCGCGCGAGTGGGCCGAGCAGCAAGGGGGCGAACTTCCCTCGCGCCGCGAGCAGTCACTGCTCTTCACGAACCTGCAGGGCGAGTTCGAATCGGCCTGGTACTGGTCGGCCGAGGAGGCTGAGACGTCCGGCTGGGCCTGGTATCAGTACTTCGACTACGGCACCCAGAACCTCACCCACCAGGGCCGCCAGCTGCGCGCCCGGGCCGTCCGCAGATTCATTCCTTCAGTAATTTGACCATTTAAACCATCGTGGCCCTGCACACCCAACTGCCTATTTACCGCGCCGCCGAAGGCCTGCTGGATGTCGTGACCGATGTCGTCACGAACATGCAGCGGGACTTCAAGCGGTCGATCGGCGAGAAGATCAACGTCGAGTGCATCGAGATCATCGTGCTCGTGTACCGCGCGAACGTCGCAGCAGACAAGTCGCCTCATCTGTCGGATCTCATCGAGCGGCTGCAGGTGATCAATCTGCTGCTGCGGCTTGGCTTCAACAAGCGCAAGGTTGACAAGGGCGCCTACGGGCGCGCGATCGAGCTGACGACGAGCATCGGGAAGCAGGCCAACGCGTGGAAGAAGTCCGCAGGCAATCGCCCGCTCCAGGGAGGTCACGGCTTCCATGGCTGAGCGATCTTTCAATCTGGTCGTGCCGCTGCCCCACAAGGGCACCGCCATGCGCAATGAGGAAACGCGCCGCCAGCGTGCGGCGACGTCCAGCGCAGTTTCCCGGCTGAGCAATCGGCCGAGCGACGTAGATAGCACGATTCTTCCGGCTGGGCCTGGTATCAGAACTTCAACAACGGCAACCAGAACAACAACCAACAGAACAACCAGCTGCGCGCCCGGGCCGTCCGCAGATTGGAACAACGGATTCACGTTCGCCGAGCTCGTCGAGGCCTATCTCGACTGCCGGCGTACGAAGCGCAACACCCCGGCGGCGCTCGCGTTCGAGATTGACCTCGAACATAACCTGCGCAGCCTGCATGACGAGCTGGCCGGGGGCACCTATCGCCCCGGCCGCTCGATCTGCTTCGTCATCACGCGACCGAAGCACCGCGAGGTCTGGGCGGCTGAGTTTCGCGATCGTGTCGTGCACCACCTGCTGTACAACCGCATCGGTCCGCGCTTCGAGCGCTCGTTCATCGCCGACACGTTCGCATGCATCAAGGAACGCGGCACGCTGCGCGCCGCCGAGCGCCTCGAATCGAAAATCCGATCGATCACGCAGAACTGGTCGCGGCGAGCGTACTACCTGAAGTGCGATCTCGCGAATTTCTTCGTGAGCATCGACAAGCCCATCCTACTCGAGCTGCTGCTCGCGAAGATCTGCGAGCCGTTCTGGCGCTCCCTGGCTGAGATCGTGCTCATGCACGACCCTCGAACCGACTTCGTCTACCGCGGCGATCCGGCGTTGCTCGAGCAGGTGCCGCGGCACAAGCGCCTGGTAGAGCAGCCAGCGCACCTTGGGCTGCCGATCGGCAATCTGTCGAGCCAGTTCTTCGCGAACGTCTATCTCGACGTGCTCGACCAGCACGCGAAGCACCAGCTGCACGCTCGGCACTACGTTCGCTACGTCGATGACTTCGTGTTTCTGGACGAGTCGCCGGCGCGGCTGAACGAGATTCTCGCCGACGTCACGGCGTTCCTTCCGGCCCGGCTCGGCGCGCAGATCAACCCACGCAAGACCATCTTGCAACCGATCGACCGCGGCGTCGACTTCGTCGGTCAGGTCATTAAACCCTGGCGACGCGAGACGCGGAAGCGCACGCGCAATGAGGCGCTTCGGCGCGTCGCAGAGACGCCGCCCCGCGACCTGATGCCGGTCGCCAACTCGTATTTCGGTCTGATGCGTCAGGCCACAGCCAGCCACCACGACCGCGCGCAGTTGGCGAATCTCCTGCGGGCGCTCGGGAAAGCCGTCGATCGTGACTTCACCAAAACCTATTGAGGACCGACCATGACCACCACTGATACTCCATGCGCCGCTGCGCCGGCCGATCTCCAAGGGCTGCGCCGCGCGATCCTCACGCCGCGCGGGATCGTGCGCGACCAGGACGGCATGCTGTCGCACCCCGCAGTCCCGTACCTCGACGAGGACGTGAACTACGAGACGTTCTTCGCTGCGTTCGGTATCGAAGCTGCGTTCATCCACATGGAGAACGACGTCGATTGCGACACGTACGACCAGTACGTTGCATCCAACAGCGCGAACTGCAGCTTCTGGACGCCGAGCGCGCCGGTTGGCGACGGCTGGCTGCTGCTCGAGATCTACGACACCGAGGACGGCCCGGTCGCGCTGTACGTGCGCGAGAAGAAGCGCGAATCGATACGTGATCGCCTGAAGCGGGAAGACGCGGAGCAATGTGCGCTGTTCCAGTCACGCGTGCGTTCGTGGATGCTTGAATGCTTCGGCGCCGAGATCGCGACGGACGTGCTCGAACGCAACCATCGCTTCCTCGAGGAAGCGCTCGAACTGGTGCAGGCGTGCGGCTGCACCGCGAGCGAGGCGCACCAGCTCGTCGACTACACGTTCGGCCGCCCCGCCGGCGAGCCGGCGCAGGAGGCCGGCGGCGTCATGGTCACGCTGGCCGCGCTCTGCCTCGCGAACGGCCTGGACATGCACACGGCCGGCGAGACGGAACTCGCCCGCATCTGGACGAAGGTCGAGCAGATCCGCGCGAAGCAGGCCGCGAAGCCGAAGCACTCGCCCTTGCCGAGCAATGCGGGGCCGTGCACCGAGGTGATGGCGTTCGTAGAACAGCTGCGCAAGCGCGGCGCAGACGTTTCGCCGCTGGGGTCTGGCGACGATCGCTTGTGCATCGTCGGAAGCATCCTCGTCGACGACATCGTTGCGGCCATCGACGCCGCCCGCGCAGGAGGTGCGTGATGGGATACACGAAGAAGATCCCGGACGCCGACCGCGTGCTCGCAGCGATGACGCCGGGCCAGATCGAATCGCCCTCTGATCTCGCGAAGCGGTTCGGCACGTCTGCCGCGCTGGTGCGGCCTGTGCTCGAGCAGCTTGCGACCGACGGCACGCTCGCGCGTGTGCGGCAGCCGCACGTGAAGCACCCGAACTACATCATCGCCGGTACCGAAAAGCGCGTCGTGCCGGTCGAGAAGTACATCGGCGAGCCGGCCGCGCCGCGCACGCACTTCGTCATGACCGGCGACCTCGACGCCTACATGTCCGAGATCCGGCGCCGCGCCGACCTTTGCATGATGGTGCGGCGATGAAAGAGCGCCCTATCCTGTTCAGCGGTCCGATGGTGCGCGCCATCCTCGAAGGCCGGAAGACGCAGACGCGGCGGATCGTGAAGCTGCCGCACAACAACCCGCTCGGTGTGTGGGAGCCGACGACGGCCGGCGGCGGCTCGGTGAAGTATGTCGGCGACATACCGGCGCCCGAGATTGCTGCGATCTGGCACACGCGCACCGGCGATTGCTACGTCTGCCCGCGCGGCGACGTCGGCGACCGTCTGTGGGTGCGCGAAACGCATGAGGTGCGCCGCATCGGCACCGAGACGTTCGAAGGCAACCGACCGACACGCCGCTACGCCGGCATCGCGTACCAGGCCGACGACGGCCGCGCCGAAGTCGACATCGACCTCGACACGTTCCAGGCGCTCGTCGCCAAGGAATCGCGCGGCTGGACGCCGTCCATCCACATGCCGCGCTGGGCGTCGCGCATCACGCTCGAGATCACCGGCGTGCGCGCCGAGCGCCTGCAGAGCATCGAATGGGACGAGGCGATCGCCGAAGGGATTCCAGATCCGCGGCGCGCCGCCCGGCGCGTCGATCCGGTCGATGGCACCGTCGCGCAGTTCCGCCAGCTCTGGGACGGCCTGAACGCCGCGCGCGGCCACGGCTGGGAAACGAACCCCTGGGTATGGGCCATTGAATTTCGGAGGATCTAATCATGAGCGAGCGCCTGATGAACGAGGCCGATCTCGTCCGCGTGACCGGCAAGAAGCGATACGGCAAACAGGCCGACTGGTTCAAGGCGACGTTCGGTATCGACGTTGTCACGGCCGCGAACGGCGCCGTGATCATGACCTGGTCGACCTTCGAGTCGCTCCAGGCGAAGAAGGCCGGCCTCGCCGGCGACGCGCCCGGCACGCGCGAGCGGCCGGCCCTCCGTTCTGTCCACCGAGCCGCATGACGAAGCGAAAGCCACCGATCCGCCGCGTCTACGTGCGCGACGGGTCGTACTACTGGGTGCAGCCCTACACCGAGCGCTGGAAGAAACTGTGCCGCGTCGAGGACGGCGAGGTGCGCATGCTCGAGCGCCTCGCCGCCGAAAAGGCGAAGGTCGAGAAAATCGACGGCACGGGCAATATCCCGCACCTGGTCGACAAGTACGTCCGGCTGCACCAGAAGGACCACAAGGAACGGGCGTGGCCGGCCTACGGCCGCTATGTGAAGCGCGGGTTCGCCGACGTCGATATCGACCAGATGGACGTGCCCTATGTGCGCCAGTTCCTGAAAGACAACTGGAAGGACAAGCCCCACATGCAGCGCGTGATGCGGGCGTTCCTGTCCGGCTTCTTCGACTGGTGCATCGACCAGCGCCTGATGACGA